TATCTTTGTTATCGCAGCACTTTTCGGATAGAATGTCCATATAGAGAGTGGATAACTGGGTAATTTATATTTAATTCATTTTTTTAAAATCTCTATTTAAACCTATCTTCTTAATCTAAATTGATTTTCTATGTCTGGGTCAAATTATTATACTCGGTTTATTTTTACTTCAACTGGACTTTCTGGTATACTTTCGGAGTTTAAATCGGCTGCTGCCCAGATAGATGCTCAAGCAGCTACTTTAGGCAAGATGAATTTTACTGGCATGAATGCTGCCTTGCCAGTTTTAAAGAATATAGACAATACGCTGCTTTTGATGGCGGAGCACGCCAATCTACTTTCTTCTTCTGGTGCCAAGCTCGGAAACGTTTTCACGCCAATGTCGGCAGGTGCCACCAAAGCCTCCGCAGCTACTAAATCTGTAGCAACCTCTATGACCCAGTTGCAGGCTATTTCTGGACAAGTATCTTCTTCTACAGCCAGAGTAACAAGCTCCATGTCTGCAATGGGGTCGGCGGGTAGAGCTGCGCTTGGAGGCGTCGTAAGTGCCGGAGAAAGGGCTATCGCGACAATGGGCGCTCTATCCGCAGCCACAATGTCCGTTGGGCGCTCTATGGCCCGTATGGGCACCCTAGCGGCCATTCCAATGGCCGGAATGAGGGGATTAAGTGGGGCCATTACAGGTTCTTTGCTTGCTTCCTCGGCGGGAATGTTATTAAACCCATTCAACGCCGCTCCTCTTGCTGCGGGTTATGGTGTTTATACTCAAGGAAACGTAGGAAAAGCGGCCTCAGAAGCAGCCGCTAAGTCTTGGCAACCCGGCATGTCTCAGAAAGACATAGACGCGATAAAACAATCTATAATGAGCAATTCTCGCGCTTCTGCGGGACAGTCGATTTATAGCCCCACCGATATTGCAAAGATGTGGGCCGAGTATGCAGGTATGGGAGGAGATATTTCCGGTGGAAAAATTACAGATAGCCTTTCCAAAGTTTTTACTGATTATGCGCAAGCAATAAATGTTCCCGATATCGGAACGGCTCTTAATACCCTTGTATCTCAAAATTTAGTTTGGTCCGGCCAAGAGAAGGCATTTAATGAAGATACTCTTCGAAAAACCTCCGATATGATGGCAATGGTGGTTGCCCAAACCAAACTAAAGGGAACGGATCTTAATGATTTATTAAAAGATGTTTCTCCTGTTGCAAAATCATATGGCCTGTCTCAAGAAGAAACATATGCCATGACTGGTGGTATGGCCCAGTTGGGCCTCAATCCTCAGCAAGCCGGAATGGCCCTTCGTAGAATTCTGTTGCGCGGCACCCCTAACGTTTCTGCTCTTGAAAAACAAGAAGCTTACAACCAAGGGATTACGAACGAAAAGGGGAACATTATTGATGCCGAGACAGGAAAAGAAATCTCTCTGTCTTATGTCAACCAAGCACTTGATCAACTTGATCTTACATGGGCAGATATTAACCCTGAAAAAAATGCGAACGGAATAGTAGGAGTATTCCAAGATATTGCTTCAAAAATGAAAGAAGCGGGAATGTCGCCAGAGCAGCAACAAGCTTGGATGAAAACTGTCTATGGTCTTCAAGGCGTCACTCCTGCTGCGATGCTTACTCAGAATCCGGAATATTTACTTGATTTATACAACGAAATTAAGAATTCTGCGGGCGCGTCCAGTTGGATGTCCGGAATCATGACCGACAACACGATTGACCAACTTAAAATGTTGGGATCTGCGGTTAAGGGTTCTGCGATGGACATAGGAGCATATTTTGAACCCAGTGTTGTAAAACTTACTAAGTTCCTAAAAGACTCCGCCGTCCCAGGTCTTAATGCTCTTGGTGGCGCTCTCGCCGCTGGTGACTGGGAAGGTGTTGCTGATATCGCAGGATCAGCTCTTGATTTTATTGGCGAAAAATTTGCAAGTTCAGATGACACTTTAACTTCTTGGATTAATAATGGTATAGACGGTCTGGATGAATTTTCTCAAAGATTTTTAGATTGGACAACTTCCGGAGGTCAAACTAACATTCTTAATGGAGTCAAAGAATGGGCTCAAAATATTTGGGATGGAATAGATTGGGGTCAAGTAGGAACAATTACCTCTAATTTATCGACTGCTTTTAATGCTGCATGGGATCAATCAATGGAGTGGTTGAGTACCTCGATTGATAATGTTGATTGGTCTAATTTAGGAACTCGCGCAGGAGAAGCATTACAAGATGCGGGTCTTTGGATACTTAATAAAATAGGGGATCTTCCTTGGTCTGAATTAACAACCGCAGCCACAAATGCGTTAACCGGAATTTTACTCACTATAGACTGGGGATCGGCAGTTTCAACAGCAATAGATGTTGGAAGTAAGATAGGGGCAGCGATTTATAATGGTGTATCGTCCTCTAATTTAGGAATTTTATTTCAAAATTGGGCGGGCCAGTTTTTAAATTCAATGGTAGGTGCCATTAATACAGTTTCTGGGTATTTAACGGCTCTTGCGATACAGATTGGGATAATGCCGAGTACTGTTGGAACCGGCATTGGTATATTAGGTCAAGTAGGAAAAACCGCCTTGGAAACTGGGAAAGAAGCAATAACCGTTTCTGTCGATCCTTATGGGCCTTATAATTTTATTCATAGTACTAATGCACAAGGGGAGTATACTGGATATGGAGATTTTATTTTTAAAGATAAGGAAGGAAATTATACATTAAAATATCCGTGGGAACCTGTAGAATCTGGGAGCGTTCCAATTTTAGCTGGGTCGGAGAACCAGAAAAGAGTTGCGGAAAAATTTGGAGTTGATATAGATACTGCGAGGGCTATAGAGCCTTATGCTAATTTAAGAGAAGAAAACGGTTTATATAAAACTACTTTTGATGGAATTGGTGGGGTAAATGTTGATGAGGGGATTTCAGGATCTGAAGCTTTGGAACAATTTAAACGGGATCTTCCTGCGATACAATGGTTACAAAAATCTATAATGGAAGCTAAGACTCCGGCGAAAGCTTATGTGAATGGGATTTATACCTGTGCTAATTTTGTTGATGATACGATTAAAGAAATTCAATCTGCCGAAGATTCAGATCTCGCTTCAGCAAAATCTTCTAAAAATGTTGAAGCGATACAACAGCAAGAACTAGAGCAGCTCTGGTCACATCGATTGGGAATGGCGATTGTGCCATACAGTTCAGATATTAGTCACGCCCAAATAGGATTTAATCCTTCTGGCGAAACATCTGCCGAAGATGTGAATTTATTTGAAGTAACTCAAGGTAACGCTAGGGGATATAAAGGACAAGTTCGTAGTATTGTTTCGGATAAATCTCAAGCGCAAGATTTTGCTGAGTTTTTTACGAAATACTTTATGGATGAAACCCAACCAATGTTTAATGGCTCAATGTCTGAGTATTTTAAATATGTTCCTGAAGATGAAAAAAATAGATTGATTAATGAAGATAGGGCGTTAGTTAATAACCAATCTATCGCATCTGATATAGCCAATACTCTTGTTAAAGGAAATTTCTTGAATAATAGAGCTGAAGTTGCTGGTGTCGGGGGGACAATAGAAAAATCATATCCAGGTATCGAGAGAAGCACTCCCGTAGGGCAGGATGCTGTTGATGCAGCATATAAAAAGACAAAGAAATCTTCTAGTGACGGATCTATTACATCTAAAGTTTCTGACGACAATAACAACGATAATGATAGAAAATCTCGGCAATCTCTTGATAAAATTGTCGATAATACCGGACGGACTATTACTGTTTTAGAGGGCAAAAACGCGCAGGGTCAATCAATCGTTTCACAATCTTATAAAAACCCAGAAGACGCAGCATTCATTAAAACTCAGTTAGAAAAACAAGGTTATGAAATAACATCTAAGTTGGTTCCCGCTTCAAGTATTGTAGATCAAAGTACGAAGACCACAGAAAAACAAACAACTGCAACTTCTAATTTAACGGGGGAGACAACGGGCCTTACTGAGGAGTTTTCTTCTTTAATTGGAGAACTTGCATCTTTCGCAGAATTAGTAAATGCTAATAGTTATCAGGGGATTGCCGATAAACTTAAGGGAGAATATGGCGTTACCGGAATAGATGCTACCTACCTCCAAGCTTTTGACGAAAGATTACCAGGTAAAACAGATATTGATGCATTGATAAAAGGATTTACTATTGCTGGTAAATTACCTTGGACTCCTCTCGAAATAATAAAAAAATCGACAGAAGAAACCGAGAAACATACAAAAAAAATGGCTCAGTTTGATCCTGGGTCGGCATTTAAAACTATTACAGATGCTTTTAGTGGATCAGTTTATAAAGTTGCTGAAGCTACCGAATCTACTACTTCAGCTGTCCAATCTGAGTCTGATCGAGCAGCGACACAGGCCAAGGTGGATTCTTCTTTACAACAAAATCTTTATTCAACTATTTGTGACATTGAAGGATTTTTTACCCCTGAAAAAGTTTCTCCGCTTGGGACTTTTACTTCTCCGACCGGAGGAAACTTAATCCGAGTTGGCGACACTTGGATGACCAAAGATGAGTATGAAGCAACAATGGGGGTTTCGGTTTCGGAACAACAACAGTGGCCCGCCGCTAAAGTTGGGAAAGTACCGTTTTATGGGACTTTAACTCCGGAAGATATGCCGGACTGGATAGCTTATCATGATACATTATATGGAGAATATAAGAAAAATTTAGAGATAGCGACAGCTAAATATCAAAAAATGTACGAAAAAGATCTCGGGATTCCTGATGATTGGGCTGACTATTCTGGGTCATATGGAGCAACTCTTGGGGGCGAATCTAGAACTCCTCAAATAGCTCCTGTTTTACTCGGTTCCCTTGCAAATGATGGTAATGTCGAAGTTCCTGTTGAACCCGTTGTTAATACCGAACCAATAGACGCTTTAAAATCTACTACCGATGACGGTCTTTCTTATGATGTGAAAGTTACTTCTAATGCTGAAGCGGTTGCTGCGCAGCTAAAGTCTCTTGGAGGCTTTACCAATTTTACGGTCTATGTCAACAGAGTTTATAGTGGAAGTGGAAGTGGACAGACGGATTTTGCAAACGGAGTTTCAACTTTGCCATCTGGAGGAAAATTTAGCTTTGATTCATTTAAAACTCCGTCATATCCTGCTTTCGCCGAGGGTGGTTATACTGGAGAGTATGAAGGTGGCGCGACTGTTCATCCCCATGAAGTTATTTTAAATGCCTCTCAACAAAGAGGAGTTGCTGACGCTATTGCATCAGGTCCTAGAGGAAATATTACCGTTCATATAGATGCTCGTGGAGCGATAATAACAGATGGTAGTATGGATACTCTTGTCGAGAAAGTAAAAAGCGCTCTTCAAGATGGATTATATAGGTAGGTTAAAATGGCTTTTAATACTGAGAAATATAATAATTCTTCTTTTAATCGCAATGGTGGTTTATATGTTACCTCAGCTTCTACGTCTAAATGGAATAGTGTAGCATATACTGGAGAGTTTTGCTTTGACTTTATTTATAATAATATTAATTATATAGAATTTTTAGATGATTTTAAATGGAATACGTTAGCTAATACTGAAGAATTTATAGATATCGTAAAATGGATTAATAGGGAATTTGTAGATAATTTTGAAACTATTCAGTGGAACGACATTTCTTATCTTACTTCTCTTTCTGATTTTAAGTGGGGTAACAAAAATTATCTTAGAGATTTAAGATTTAATCAAGAAAAATATAACAAATCTTCATTTAATCGTGGAACATATTATGTTTCTATTTCAGATATCATTAAATGGAAAAATAGCATGTTCATTGAAGATTCCGATATTGTTGAGTGGAATAATAGAGTATATACCGACGATTATACTTCTACCGTCACTTGGTTAAATCGGATGTTTACATCTCAAACTTCCAATATTAAATGGAATAACAAGATGTTTACATCTGAAATATCCGATATTTTAAAATGGAATAATGTTTCATATAATATATCTTCCAATGTTTTAAAGTGGAACGATCGGATGTTTTTGTCTCAGTCTTCTAATGTTAAATGGAATGAGACTTATTATGTTCCCAACCAAATTATTTTTACTTGGCTTAATGCTTCTGGAATTGTTTATCCTCTTATTGACTATTTAAGTGTTAAGACCATTCAAGGAAAATATATATTTCCAAACATAATAAATGGAAATATATCATTTAAAGATGGGTCCATTGGTGAAGCAAGTTTTGAATTAGATAAATCTATTCCTGAAGATTCCCGATGTACTTTCTATCTTAAGGGATCTGCAAGAATGTTTGATGGAATTTCGAGACGCTGCACAAGAAATTCTAGCGGCACATATAAAGCTAATATTCAAGAATATAGCGAGATTTTAAAACCAGAAAGTGAAAAGGGCGGGGTTTATCTAGTAAAGAATGATTGGCATAATGTGGCATTACATAATTTAGTTTCCAGTTCAAAACCTACAGAAAACGATGGCGAAGTAGGTCTTCTTTATATGGCTTTTTCTGCTATTCCAGATTCGTTTTTTAAAGAATATGATACTAATAATAATATATTTAAATTTGAATATATAGGAATTCCATATAATATAACAGAAGTATTCGAAGATTCAAGTTTACTTTCTCAGCAGACTAGTTTAGAATTTTTAAAAAATACCGTTTTAACTACGGGATTAGTTTATGATGGTTCAGAAACCGAAATTTATGTTAATAGTACGGTTAATTTCGGTTCTAGTGGATCTATTTACATAGACGACGAACAAATAACTTATACATCCAAAACCGCAACTCAATTTACTGGATGCTCTCGCGGAGCGGGAGGCACAACTAAATTAACTCATAGTGTTGGATCAGTTGTTAATCCAAAACAGAGGGCTTCCTGTTTATTGACTACGGCTCTTGCTAATGGCGGGTCAGAAACAATTCTATCAGTAAATAATACAACCAATTTTGATTCTAGTGGAACAGTTTTTATCGATGGGGAAATAATATCTTATACTTCTAAAACAGAAACCAGTTTTCAGGGATGTGTTAGGGCTACAAACGGCTGGGCGAAGAAAGAGCGTGCAATCGGGTCACTTGTAATTCATAATACTAATATTTCTGGATGGTATCATGATTCTGAGAATCGTTCTCTTTATATTAGATGTTCTGATGGAACATTCCCATATTATCATGTAATTTCTTCTCCATATATTTGGGACTCTTCAGTTCCAATTAGAATTGGTAATATTAGTAGTTCGATCACTCAATCTCCTGCGATAACAATTTATTCTGGGACTTCTGGAGCAACAATAGCTCCAACAGCGCAACCTTCGGATGGCGGATGTTATCTTCGTATAACTGGTACTGGAACCAAGGGAGATATAATAATAACCGGAGTGGCTTCAGATTCCAGTACAAGTGAAACTATAAATGTAGCAGATTTTGATGTTACTAATACCGCTATTAGTGCAAAAAAATGGATTTCAATATCGAATTTTAACATCACCGCTTGGGATTCTGTAGTAATTCAATCTTCAGCTCCAATTATAGTATATTGGGAAACAGCTAATGGAGATGTACCATTTGATAATTTAGAAACCTTACTTACCGCTTTAGATTTAGAATATGAATTTATTTTTAGAAATGGAATCTGTTACGTAGATATTTCTGATAAAATAGGAAGTGGGGCCTCAAACTCTCCAGCTAATTATTATAGCGAGAAGTATAATATAGAATCTATTTCAGAAATAGACAAAGCAGACGCTAGAAATATGATTAATGGGGTTATATTTAGCGGTTATGGATCTGGTGCAGCGGGAGTAAAATCCGGAAGACATATTAATATGGGCCGTGGCGGAAGGTTTATTCTTCTTGACGATTCTACAATTCACAGCCAAGCAGTTGCTGATAATTTTGTAGTTAAATATCTAAATGAACATTATTTACCATCAAAAAGTATTAAATTTACTGCGCCATTATTTGTTGGAGATGCGGTAGACCAACGAAAAATTGGTGATACCGCACATATTTCTATTCCATCTGAGTTTGTAGAACAAGATCTAAGAATTAAAGAAATTGCAATAAAATTAAAACCATTATCTCAAACTTTAACTTTTGGAGATAGATTAATTTCTTATGATGACCAAATAAAAGCAATGAGAGCGGCGTCAGAGAAATACAGAAAACATCTTCAAGATGAAATTGAAGAATTTTCGTGGTCCTGGTCGGAAAATGTAGATTCTTCCGCCGCGAGGACGAATACTTTTGAGATAACAAGCGATATATTAAAAATACAGAAACTAGAATTGACATGTAATACGAGTTTTCACGTTACTGATACAAACTCTGGAAATGGGATTGGCGGAGGTGGTGGAGGGGGAGGATATGGTTCTGGAGATAATCCAGGGGGAACAATTTCGTCTACTACGCATCATCATCAAGTGGTCGGAGTAACTGGTGTGCCTAGTGCAACTGTCCAAGTTTCAGCGAAGGGGCATACTCATACATATTCTTCTGTGTCTGGAGAACCTTCTAGTACCACATCTGTCGTGACAGGTGTCACTGCGGTAGCTATTACAACTTATGTAGATGTAGATCAAACAAAAAGTTGTTGTACTGGAATTAACTGCGGAAAGGAGTTTGTTTCTAATGTCGATGTGGCCGTTAGTGCGACTGGCGGAGTCGGAACCGTTACGACAACAAATGTAGCTTCTTCTGGACATACTCATTCAATATCGGGAACAACTTCCGGTGACGATAGTTATCGATCTGTTGCTACGTTTGATCACACTCACCAGATTAATTTCCAAACATCGGATGCCGAGGCTGGTACGGCTTTATTTACTGCTCCTGATTATATTTCTCAGTTTACATATAAGGATCAAGGAGGTATTTTAACAAATATTGTAACAGGAAGGCCATATGGAGAAGGGCAAGATGATATTATTTATCAAACTTACGTAAAAAATCCGGACTATAGATTTAAAGCCACAGATATTTATACTTTGTTTAGGGGTGGAAGTAATCCAGATTTAGATCCCGAGATGTTGTTTACTATTAAATTAAGCGGCCCAGGAATAATTAATGAGCAAGAAATTACAGGATCTCCCTTTCTTGTTAAAGTTTCTGATGACATAGGGAATGTGTTGATAGATAATCTTGTGAAGGAAAGTGGCACATATACTGTTCATGTTAGCGTAGCTCATAATACAGATCCAACAGAAAAGGTTCAACTTAGATTTAGTATGCAAGTTGCTGGAAAAATCTTTGTTGATACAATACTAAAAGAGTAATAGGAAGATTTAAATAGTTTGATATTAAATATTATTGGTTGATTTTAATGGATGAGGAAGAAAGGAAGATTGAGCTTATAAATTTGTCTACTGGTGAAACAGTAAATAAGTTTTGTATGGGACAATTCGATGATTTAACTTTAAATACTGAAGTGATTTGGGATGTTTTGCAGGTTTTGACACAACTATCTCATTTAAAAGTTACAAAAAATGAGTCTGGATTGGTAAAAGATGTAGAAATGAAAATTCCTTTTGTAAACGAAGAGTTGGTTTTATTTGCACTTGATAATTTTATGAAATATCAAAAAATGAGGGATGATGGTGTTTCTATGGAAACGGTACTTGAACTTC